AGGACTGAGTCCATCTCGTCCTTGTCTCCTGAGATGGAGTTATCATCGCCGTAGTTCCTGATCGTGAGGCGACCGTCACCTCCTTGAAAGACGAGGTTAATTGCCTCTTCGTAGCTTACCCCTCTCGTCCGTTTGAAATACTCGCCGTACAAAGCGGTGAAGATTTCTTTCTGGACAGGGGCCACCGCGGAGTCGCCCGAAGCGAACTGGTCGCTCCAGCCGCCTTGTCTGTTGATCCTAACGAAGTACTCATTCGACCAGTCGTCGGAGGGGACGAGAAAGGGAATCTCCTCGAATAAACGACCGATTTCGCCGTAGAAGCCGCCAATCACGCCAGTAGCGCGGTGGCGCACCGCGTCAGCGGTGAATCGTTCGAAGTGCTTAACGTCGAAGCATAAGTGGCTGCCCTCTACGGGGAGCAACCGTCCGTTAAACATATCGTGATGGAACGCGGGATACTTGAGGAACACGTTGTGCACGGCGGTGTCTAAGACCTGCTTGTACAGGTTGGGCATAGGCATGTTGAAGATTGCTCTCACTCGAGAACATACTCTCTGGCCGACGCCCTTGACTTCAATAGTCCTTTCGGTCCTGCCGATATCCGCTTCATACGTCGTTCCGACGTTGCGGATGAACTTGTTCGCGCGAGCTTTGTCTCTCGCTTCCGCCTGCAGACGGACGTTTATGATAATGAACGCCCGCTCGAAGGGGGTCAGGTCTCCTCTCCTCAACGGAGCAAACCACTTGTGGAGGAAGACGTCTTTATTCTCGGGGTTGGCAAAGATAGGCCATCCGAGACGGCTGACCTTGTTATACGTCTGCACTGGTGCGTGTAGCTCGCTCAGCAAGCGGGCCCAGATGTAGGGCGCCCACTCCTTGTAGAGCGCAGTCAGAGCGGCGGTCTCGAGGGAGTTGAATACGAAGGGAATCGCCCGGCGCTCTGGCTCGGCGGTGACGCAGCCCACGTACTGATCCAGGCCGAAGTGGCCCAGGATCTTGTCGCCCATTGAGAGGCCCGCGGCTAGTGTCAAACCTGGAACGGAGGCCGTGGGACCTCGCCTAGGGTTGATGACTTTATGGTAGGAGTCAGAGGGCCTAGTAACTATGAACTGGTCGTTATGCGACTCGCTCATAGCCGCCTCCTGCGGTGGGCAGAGAAGCGACCCTTTCAGTGGGGATCTCAGAGCCGGAGGCGGGGGAGGCCTTTTTCGACCGGCTCCCGTTCCCTATGCTGTGCTCCCAGTACGCCTGAGCGGCGTCCCTGCGCGCGAGAGACTCCTCAAGGGACTCCTCCTCGTCGTCGGCTCCCTTCCCCAGTTGATCCGGATCCAGCACGGCAGGCTCCTGGACCGAAACGAGCTTATAGACCCGATCTTCAGCGGTCACGAGCCCCTCGGTAAGTACTCTACTCAGAGTCTCTTTCCCGTTCTCCTTCCCGTTAGCGGAGACGAAGTTGGCGTCTGAGGAAGTAACTCCTTCCGGCAGGATAATGTAATGCTTCACTGGGTACCTCCGTCGTTGAGAGAGAGGACCGAGGCATCCAAAATGCGGTTAGAAAACTTAGCCTGCGCGATGGATGACGCGATGGTAGAGAAGAGCGGATCCTCGTTACCCCAGAGGACGCGGTTGACGGCCCGCAGACCGGCAGACAGAGTGAGCGGCCACTCGCGACCCCACTGAGAGCCGGTGATGTTCGAGCTGGACTGGAACTCTAGCAGATAGTAGTTCCTCAGTTGCGCT